CCACAACTGGTCAGGGTCGCGGTTCCGGTATCCTTTTCAATGGTACCGTTCGCTGCAACCTTAACAAAATCACCATTAAAAATGGCGGTTCCATAAGTTGTGATAATTGGCAAATGCCGGACCTTGCCCGTAAACGAGCCTGATCCGCTTAGTGTACCAATAGGTCTGGCTCCATACGGTGAAGCTGAAGTAGCCATAATAATATTTTCCTATTTACTAATTAATTTAAAACACCTAGCGGTTTCCACCACCAAATGCTACACGAGTTTTACGATCAGGCGCAAGAACTGGCATCCGAGGATCGTTCTCACGCATATAGTTGTTGTCAACTGCTTGCATCTGAGACTCAGCATGTTGTTTGTAATATGCCCGTCTTTGGTCCACAGTTTCTTGTGGTGCCTTGCAGAGCAAGAGTCCGCCAACTTCTATTCCACCCTTTGCACCCCATTCCGATTTATGATCACTCATAATCTGTAACTCTGGATGATCTTCGGCACGAACTGGTTCCCAGCCTTCACGAAAGCGTTTTGACACATTCGTATTGTCAGCGTTGCCAACCATTGCTGTTCGTATCCATCTAAACACCCATCCGTCTTGGGGATCGGGGTCTGGTAAAATTGATGCAGGTTCCCACGACTGTTCTCTTTTTTCGTTTTCACGATTCTCGAGAGTGCGTGGCTCCCGTGGTGCGCGTTCATCAGACATTATGCCATCTCCTTCATAAGCTGTTTTGCATACTGCTCATTTGTGAGTCCCAAGCGTTTCGCGAGCCGAACTTGGGTTCCTGTTAATTTAACGGTGCGTGGTGCTGCCCCAGCATTTCTACTTGCTGGTGCGACCACCGGTTTAGCCCTTCTGGGCTGTGCAGTGTCTACAATAACCGCAGATTCTTGGGTGCGCTGGTTACTGCCACCGAGTTGCGTAGGAAAAACTTCTTTCATACGAGAGTCAATTAATTGATAATATTCTTCACTGCTTGGGTCAATACCTTCTCTATTAACTAGCCTTTCATGTACTCCATATGCAAAGCTAGTCATTTCTTCATCTTGTCCAAACCACGGATTGTCTTCTTGCCACACAACTGCCTTTGCATCTGGCTGAATTGGCTGGGGTGTATACTGTTCTTGTTGCTGTGCAGCCTGCCTGCTCTCGGCCATCACCTGATTCTTCCAATTATCAATAATTTTCTGTGATACTGCAGGAGCGGCAGCTCTTCCTAGCTGTGCATCGGTCAAAGCCTTCTGTGCAGCTGCTATTTGTGCAGAATCACCCGATTCATGGGCGTTTTTGAAGTTTTCTTCCGCTATAACCATGTTTGCATCGGCCCTACTCTGACTTTGTTGGGTCAATGCATTCTGTGAGTCCTGAACAAGCTTTAAAAGACGTTGATTTTCTGTTTGTAGCCCCTGAGTGTAGTTAACTGCCTCATTAGACAGGCGTTCTGCCGATTCTTTAGCCCTACGTTCCTCGTGGAACTCCCATTTTAGTTTTTTTATGCGTTTTTGTACCCGTTGACCAACTTCTTGTAGTTCCTGGTCGTTAGCCATGCCATCATCTTCGGCATTTTCATTGACTGGGCTTCTTTGGTCCTCCGATGGGCGGTCATCCACGACTTCAATTTGCAAATCATCGGTTTTTTCTGACTCAACAGCCTTTTCAGGTGGTTCTATAGTAGTTCTTACCCCTAAAAACTTATCTTCTTGTGTGGTTGCAGTATTTTCTTCAGCCATTTTATGCCCTTTCTACGCCTCTGGGGTCTTCTACGACCGCCTCTACAGTGTCATCGTTGATTAAGCGAAATTCTTTACCATGAATTTTTATTCTTGTACCACTAAAGGCACGAAATACCACCCAATCGCCCTCTTTACAGTAGGGACCACTGGGAAATCTCGAAAAATTGCCGTATGCATCAGGTCCAGCCTTCAAAACAAAGCCTACAACAGTAGAAATTGCCTCTTCATGCTGACTTTGTGCCGATTTTATGATGCCACCTTCGGTAGTTTCATCGATTTCTGGGAGTGCAATCAGCAACTTATAGCCTTTTGGCTCTGGAAGTTGCGATGCGGTACGAGCAGAGTCGTCACCATCTTTGAATGTGATCTCTTCGACATCAATAACAGGATTTTCCACTTCTTTTGCGAGTGTCGCCATACTTGCCTCTCGTTTTATTGTTGCGCCCCGTCTGGGCGTTGCGTCCTACGAACTAAAGTGCCAGTAATTTCTCTTCTAGATCAATCACTTCCCGTTCAGCCCAGGCCAATCCCTCTATAATGCCTGTGACCTTACGATATTCTTCCATGTCTTTTGCAGATCCTACGGCTAAATGATCTGCCAAGTCATTCATTTGTGTTCTAATTTTCTTTTTAAGTAACGATAAAACATCCTCACTCATCGTTATTCTCTCGTGCTATATCAATCCCAAGCTTCATGCCGTCAATTTCTTGCTGAGTCTCAATATTAGATTCTTCTAAACCTAGTTTTGCAACTTCTATTTCTTTTTCTGTTTCAAACTGCCCTTGTTCAACAGCAAGTTTTTCTCTTTCCAACTGATCTTTAGCCATATCTGCTTGTTGTTTAGCTGCAATCTTCTGTTGTTCCAATTGTTGTTTAGCTGCAATCTTCTGTTGTTCCGTCTGTGCCTTGGCTTGATCTGCTTGTGCCTTGCGCTGTACGTCCTGCTCACGAATCTGTAACTCTTTCTCACGCTGCTGCACGATAGGATCTTTCTGCATCTTCGCATCCTTATCGGCCTTGGCTTTTGCTTTTTTCTTACCGAGCATCTGTTCTGCAGCCTCTGCGACAAGAGCACTAAGTCTCTTCTCAATATCTTCTGGAAGAGGTTGGTTTGCAGGTGGAAGTTCATAACCAAGTTCTTCTTCAATCTGATCACGGAATACAAATGCCAGGTGTTCCCTGAGATGAGCATCGAGTGCTGCCCCCATGGGACCACCCATCTTATTATTTTGCATTTGCTCTTTAATCTGAGGATCATTTTTCAAAACCATATGAACTTTCATGTGAGCATCATGGTCCTGATACTCAAATGCTTTCACAGGCTTCATGGTAAGCAAGTCTTCGTTTTCACTAACTGGATCTGTAGGAGGAATCTCATCTGGCATCGGCACAATCTTATCTGCATTCGGTATACCTATGAGTTCCATCATCTGCCTATGAAGTAACGGCATGTCATACAATCCTGGTGACTGCTGTGCCAACTGCATTGCAGCTTGATACTGCATAATACGTTGTGACATTGTAGAAGCATTTGGATCAGATACAGGAATTACGTCAACACGATCATCGAAGTCTTCTACTTTAATTTCCTGACCTTCTTCTGTTTCGTATGGATATGCAGGGGATGTATAGTCTCGTATAATTCCTGCTAGAATCTTATACTCTTGTTTTAGACTAGCATGTATCCTGGCTTGGATCGCAGACTGTACTTTCATTGCCCGCTCCATAATCGCAAGCGTAGTTCCGACTGGAGCATTCTGATTCATGTCGGCAACCTTCATATCTGCCATCGAAGCAAATCTTCTTCCTTCGTCTACGATGTTTCCTAGTAGTTGGTAAAGGACCGAAGAAGGTTCTTTATACGGAAGAAAAGTGATGTTATCACGGATGACACCACCTGGCACATCAACGTCCCTAAACTCCCCGGGCATGATTGGGGTGTCGTCTCCTTTGATTCTGAGTCCACGAGTCTTCAATCCTCCAGGTAGATTGGATAGTGTGCCTGCATCAACCAACTGTCTAAGTAAGCTAGTCGCAGATTTGGCTAATCCACCAATCATGTGAATCAAGCCAAGATTATAAAAACCAATTCCAGGAACATAACCATAATGCACAAAGTGCTGCTTCTTGATTCTGTTGGGATCTTCTTCAGCCCAGTTGCGATAAATTGACAGAACTGTTGCACTAGACTTGTCTATGGTAACGACATATGGCAGTGCAACTCCGTCTGCATCTTCAAACCCTGGCAAATCTAATACACAATGTATTTCGAGTAATTGATGCCTTTCGTTGTCATCCCAAGAAGGGCTTACGCCACCAATTTCATTAAACTTTTCAGTGATTGGATTGTCTTCGACATGAGATGTTTCCAACTCTATGTCCCGATAAAATCCATTAACTTGAAGTTTTCTAACTTGGTTGCTGCTACGATTCATCACATGGGTATATCTTTCTGCCTGATCGAGATCGGACTCATGGTATGCTACGACAAAATCTTCTGCGGGTACAAACATTGATGTCGGCCTACCCAAAGAAGGATCAAAATAAATTTTGCGAAACGCACTACCAGCAAGTGGTAGGCTAAACAAAAGCTTTTCTGTTTCTGACCTATATTCAGTCATCACTTCAAGAAGCTGGTAGTTCATATATTCTTGAACACGGTGTGCTTGTTGGGTGCGTTCAGGAGTGGTAACTCCCCAGCATTGAGTTCGTACTGGACCCTTAGCTGGCATTACCTCCTGAATAGTCTGACTCTGAAATCTGACAACAGCCTCAGAAAGCATCGGATGGAATACTCCACAGGCTCCTGCCCACGGTGTAGTCCGGTCTTCTATCTCGAGGCCAAGTTGATCTAGACCTTGTTTGTATGTTTGTTCCCAGTCAGAACGGCTTGTTTTATCTGACTCAAATTTTGATATACAATCATTAGCTAGTGTTGTAAGTTCATCATCGTCAATAAACTCAGCTAAATTAGAATCAAACTGATCCTCCTGCATACCTTCTTCTGCCATCGGATCAAAATCTACAAGCACTCCACCATCATCTAGCTCAGTAACTAATGACTCGCCAAGATCATCTTCTTCTTCGGAAACCAATAATCCTTCTGGACCCATTTGAAAATCATCTTGATCAAGGAGTCCACTTAAAGGTCTATCTATAGCCATACATAATCTCTTTGCAGGGTTCCTTCAGTAATAATAGCTCTAAGGAAGAATGACAGCAAATACATCATAAGTCAATAATAGTCTGCTTTACGCAAGTATGATAATTCGTCCATAGGAAAATCTGATTCCATTTGTATAAAGCCTCCCTGCCTAAATCTCATTAAAGCTTGAGTAGCTGAGTCAACCAAGTCATCGTGGTCACCATGAGGGAATGAAGCAAACTGTTCAATCACTTCTTCTGCCCATCTAGTGCGTGGAGCATAGACATGCCCGCTAAAAAATAAATCAGATACTGAGTTTACTCTAGCAATCTTATCTTTACCCCTGCCTGGGCTGTACTCCGACACGGGTATACCAATTCTTCTTAACTCAAAAATTAATGGTGTGCCAGCTGCTTTTGCTTCTACGACAAATGCATCAGGATCGTATTCTTTGTACATCTCATAGGCACGAACCTTCAAGTCAGGAAACTCTAGACGTTCTTGCAGTGCATCCAATAAAATAATCCTAGCTTCTCCATCATCAGTATAAAATACACCCCAAGTCGTACACGCACTGTAGTCAGCCGTTTCTTTTGCCAAGAATGCTGTGTCCCAAGATTGTATTACAAACTCGCAATCTGGTGGATCTTTCTCTGTCCACTCCTGCCACCATTCACGTTTGATGATCGCAGACTCTTCAGATGTAGGATCTTGCTGATACTGAGCACTCCACTTCGCAACAGGAAGCTCTGCTTTTAAAGATTCTAGCTGATCCAAAGGCCAGAACCCAGGCCACAATGGTTTACCACTCGGAAGTATGGCAGGCAGCTCGATCACTTCCCACTCATCACTACCACCTCTTTCTACAGAAGCTTTGATGATATTGCCCGTCAAATCCTTTTTAGACCACCGGGTCATCACCAGGCAAATCGCTCCACCAGGCTGCAACCTCTGACGAGGACCAGATGTGTACCACTCGTATGTCTTGTTATAAACCGCAGGATCATTAAGTGCAGCTTCTTGTTCGGAGTGCGGATCGTCTACAATGAGAATATCTGCACCTTTACCAGTTACAGCACCACCTACACCAATAGCAAAGTAATCCCCGTTCTTATTTGTGTTCCATCTTCCAGCTGCTTTAGAGTCGGTACTTAGCGAAACATCAGGAAATATGCTATGATAATCAGCAGAGCCTACAAGGTTACGGACTTTACGACCGAAGCCCACTGCAAGTTCTGCTGTGTGTGCAGTTTGAATTACCTTACGATCAGGAAACTTACCGAGATACCAGGCAGGAAATAGATGAGATGCAAATTCTGACTTCGTATGACGAGGTGGCATGTTAATGATTAAACGCTTTAGATCACCACTCGCTATCCTATTGAAAGCATCTGCCATGACCCGATGGTGGTTCCCCTCAATAAAAGCAGGCCAGACAACTTTTACAAACTCCAGGAAGTCATCATGTGATGCAGCACGACCCTGTGCAGTCGATAGTTCGTCAAGTAACGCTAGTATCTCAACCTGCTCCTCTGGGGGCAGAGAGTCTAGTCGTTTAGTAACAGCAGCAATATCCATTTTAAAAAATTACAAAAAAAATCTCACCCTGGAAAGGTGGGGGGCTCTTTCTGAGAAATCAGGGGTACGGGGGCACCCCCCTAAAGAGATCTGGGTATTAGATATTTTTCACCGACCTTTCTATTATACTAGTCTAGTACTGTCTAGTCTAGTACTAGACTTAAAACTATAGATAACTAAGAATAGATAGAATCTAGATGTATCATAAAAACTTAGACGATACACACGATAATGTTTTTCCAAAGTTTAAAATAACTGAGGAAGAGAAAAGGGTTATTCGTAAAGCTGTAAAATCGTATAAAATTAATAAATTTAAAAATCAGGTCATCAGACAGGGAAAAGAAAGATGGTCTAGCAAACAATATTTAGAAAAATATCCAGACTACTTTGAACAACACGGGAAAAATAAGCTCAGGTCTAAGGGCAAGTCCCCAGGAGACATCCTAGATGATCACTTTGCAAAGATAGGCAAGCCTACTGACTGTAAACGATGGTATAACTTAGCTAGATGTGTCATTGCAATAGGTGAATACGAGGAAGACTTGAAACCAGAGTCATAGGATGAGCAAAACTGTATTTATTGTTTCGCCAGCTGCCGGTCGCGCCAATTACGGGGGGTGGGGGACGGGGTTCGGTTTCTGTTCGGTTTCGGTTTTTCTTCGGGGTACTCAATCGGCAGATTCCTGTCAAGACTTTCGGTTTTTCTTCGGGGTAGCCAGACATTAACTTTCTGTCAATAGCTAATAAGAATTTGCCCCAACACTTATCAGACAATAAGTCAAGGGCTAGGGTATCAATGTGATCTAAGATAGAAAAGAACGATTCTAAGAGCATTTATAGTCTGATTGGGGTAATGACATTGACCTGACCAACTTGGATTAATAGGGACGATTTAGACCCCATTTGAGACCCTTTAAAAAGTGTAAAGTTCTAAGCTTTTGTATGGGTGCTATCATTCCTGACCCTACCTATAAACCCTTATTGTATAAGGCCTAACCTACTAGCCCTTGACCCTAAGCCTCTTTTCTATAGATTTAGGGGCGTTATCGATGTAGGGTCATTCCTGAACTATGGCTTTTTTAGAGTCCTTCAGGGTAGACGATCCCACTTGCCTTAAAAGGGTATTGTAAGAGCATCAGCACCCGACCCGTTGGGAATCGTGTTGTTTTTTATTGGTCATGTTTAATCAAACATGGCCTCACTTTTTCCAAGGAACTTATTATGGCAAATTTTGCCACGATTGAAAAAGGTTCAAAGGTTCCCGCTCAAGACCTAGTAGATTCATTTAAGGGCATTGTTCAGGGTTCGTTTGGTATGGTTAAAGCATATCAGTTGGCTTTAATCTCTTTTGTTTTAAAGGGTCTTAATGTTCAGACGGATGCAGGTTCATCCACTAATAAATCGTATGGTCTCTTAGACCTATCTGAGGAAGCTAGAAAATCAGCTATCAAGGATATGGGTTTTCAAAAGATTTTCTCTAGTGTCCGTGTCCTGTGTTCTGAGGCTTTTCATGACTTGCAAGATAGCCAAGTGAAGATTGCTAAGAATCAATTTTCTCAAATGTTTGGGCCATGGCTTGCCATATCTCAAATAATCTACCTTGGTAGCAAGTCCCAAATTGCAGAGCTATCAAACGCCCTGCTTTATGGTCCTGAAGATAATTCAGGTAATGCTACTCCCGCCACGTTCTCAAACTTGGCTAGGGTAGCGAAGGCGATTCGGATCGATTTGATTCTTGCTGAAAAAAATCTTTCCCACACTTCCGAAAGTGGTGAGGTCTTTTCTAATAGTGGTTATAGAAAAGAGCTAGCCACAATGGAAAAAATCGCAGAAAAGCTCAGGCTTCAAAAAGCAATAGTTGCAAGCTATCAACGGCCTTTATCAAAAGCATTTGATAGTCGTTATGCCTTCATGTCTA